GAATACATCACCGATACGGGCGGATGAAAAGCGGCGGGGAATATCGGCAGCGGTTGCTCAGCGAGATCGACGCGGCCTGGCGAACGACGCGGGAAGCGATCCCCGACGACGTCCGCGATCAGTACGCGCTCGATACGGTGCTCGAGCAGGTGCGCCACGAGGCGCGCGGAAAGGGGCAATCATGCTTGTTTTGATCATGGCAGTGGTGCTGGCGGCGACGTGGATCGTGTTCGTGACCGAGATGCTGCGCAAGCGCCGTCAAATACGGGAAATCAACAGTACCAATTGGGCTCTCTTGGAGCTGGCGTCCGCGCGCGAACTGGAGATTTGCGCGCTGCGAAAGCAATTGGCTGAGCGCGAGAACCCACTGCAACCGGACACGAAGATCCAGTGCGCGCCAGCACAGGGAATCAACTGAAATGAAGAAAATCAGGGCGGCGGATCTATTTTGCGGAGCGGGCGGGACATCAACCGGCTTGGCCTTAGCTTGTCGTGAAGCCGGGATCGAGGTAGACCTGCTGGCAATCAATCACTGGCAAATCGCCATCGACACGCATTCGGCGTCGCACCCTTGGGCCCGGCACATGTGCGCGTCCGTGGACCACATCAACCCGCGCGACGTCGTTCCAGGCGGACGGCTGCATATCCTCTGCGCTTCCCCGGAATGCACAAATCACAGCATCGCCCGCGGCGGACGTCCGATCAACGATCAGAGCCGCGCCACCGCCTGGCAGATTCTCAAATGGGCGCAGGAACTCTATATCGACAACATCCTGATCGAGAACGTGCGCGAGTTCCGCGATTGGGGACCGATCGGCGCGAATGGTAAGTCCCTGAAGTCGCGCAAAGGCGAAACCTTCAGGGCCTTCATTGCGTCGCTGCAATCGCTCGGATACCGCGTTGAACACCGCATTCTGAATGCGGCCGACTACGGCGACCCGACCACGCGCGAACGCCTGTTCATCATCGCCCGGCGCGGCAACAAATCCATCCAGTGGCCCGGGACGACGCACTCGCGCGATGGAGGCCGGGAGTTGTTCGGCCACAAAAAGCCATACCGGACGGCGCGGGAAATCATTGATTGGGCAATTCCGAATCCGAGCATCTTCACGCGCAAAAAGCCTCTGGCGCCGACCACGATGGCGCGGATCATCGCTGGCATCGAGAAGTTCAACCCTCAGCTTGAGCCGTTCATTGTGACGCTGCGACAGCATGTAGCGCCGCGCGGTGTGGATGAACCGGTTCCGACCGTATCAGCGCAAGGCACGCATCTTGGGCTTTGTGAGCCGTTCGTGCTCCAGCAGCAGTCGGGCGGCGCGCCCCGGAGCACAGGCGAGCCACTGCCGACAGTCGCGACGAAGGGCGCGATCGCGCTTGCCGAACCCGTGCTCGTGAAGGTGACGCACGGAAAACAGTCGGATGGCAGGCCGCAAACGCTCGACAAGCCTCTGCCGACCGTCACCACTCACAATGGCGTTGGGCTAGCCGAACCCTATCTGGTGCCGATCGATCAACAGGGATCGCGCGAAGCTGGCACACGCTCGGTTGATGAGCCGGTACCCACGATCACGACAAAAGCGCGGATGGCGCTCGCTGAGCCTTGCATCGTGAAGTATTACGGTACAGCCAAGGCGGCGACCGTCGACGAACCGCTGGACACGGTGACCACAAAAGATCGTTTCGGCCTCGTGCAACCGGAAATGAACGGCTATCGACTCGACATCCGATTCCGCATGCTGCAGCCGCACGAGCTCGCCTCAGCGCAGGGCTTCCCGAATGACTACAAATTCACCGGCACGAAATCGGACGTCGTGAAGCAGATCGGGAACGCGGTCCCGGTACACCTGGCGCAGGCGTTGTGTGCCTCGCTGCTCGAGGATTACGCGCCGAAACTGAAAGCTATTCCCGCAGTGCACATCGAGCAAAGTGAGGCGCGGGCATGATAACCAGAAGCTATAACACTACATCTTGTGCGTTGACTCGGGGCGGCGGGCGGGAGCAGTCTGGGCGAACAAAAGGCGAAGCAATGACGCCCGAGTCTACAACGCTGAAGCTGGTCATTCCCGGACTGCCGCCGTCGAATAACCACTACAAAAAGCCCGATTGGGCGCATCGGCGCTTCTACGTCACGAGCGAGGCCCGCAGCTTCAAGGGCGACATCGCGATCATCGCCCAGGGCGCGTGCGTGGAGGCTAAAGCCTACGAGATCACGCTGCGTTTTTACTTTGGCCGGCGGCAGCGCCTGGACGGCGATAACGGGCCCAAGGTGGTGTTTGACGGGCTGGTCGAGGCGGGCGTGATCCACTCGGACGCGGCGATCCAGCGGCATGTGGTCGAGAAGTACCGGGATTGGGCGAACCCGCGGACGGAAATTGTAATTCAAGGCACAGCACGATAGGTCATTGAACGATAGTTTGTTCTGAATTTGTAACACAGGAGGAAAGGGGCATGGACAAGCGGGCGCGGCGAATGGAGAATGTCAGGCCTACAGGTGATATCAGTGACAGGGCTAATGGGAATAATAACCCGATTTGGGTTCACTTAATCCTCAGCGTTCGCCGCGGGCTGGTTTTTCTCCTTTCGCCATCTTGCTTCGGCGGCTTTACGGGCTATTTCGCTGCGCCGTTTCGCCGTCAATTTACGAGCACGGGCTTTGGCCATTTCTACTGCGTGCGGGTTTTTAGGTTCATTCTTTTTTGCCACTTGAACCGCACGTCGCCCTGCTGGAAGTGAAATGAAACCTTAGCATTGCAAGCCGTTGATTCAGAAATGCTTGCGCAAGCATCGCAGCGATCATGCTTGCGCAAGCATGATCCGAATGGAGGCCACAAAAGTGAGTCAGGAGACGATGCCACGGCTGTTGACGACGGAGGAGGCCGCGGCATTACTAGGTGTTTCCCCCCATACATTACGGAAGTGGAGACAGGACCACAGTCACGGGCTGCGCTGGCTAGAGATCGGGGCATTGATCCGGTACGACCAGCACGAATTAACCCGCTTTTTGGAATCTTGCCAACGCGGAGGCGGCAACTCATGAAGCAAACGAGATCACGCGGTGACGGGCTACACCGCAAGAAATACGGGGTCTGGTACTTCACAGTACTGGACCCGCAGACCGGGCGCATTCGGGCTGTATCGACCCGGACGAAACACTATCAGGAAGCGCGCACCGAGCGCACGCGCTACATGGAACGCCACATCAACGGCAAGCTGCCGACCGACCAGGCAAAGTGGAGCATTGAGGATGCGGTCGATCATTTGCTTCGCTATGTGGACGCGACAGCGCACCCGCGCACAGCCAAGTGGAAGCGCACGCTGGGGCGTCCGATCATCGCCTACTTCGGCAAGCTTCGCCTCGACGAAATCAACCCGCTTCGGCTGAAGTCGTACCAGGCATGGCGTGCGCAGATGCCGCGGCGCGGCAACGTTCGCCCACGTTTCGGCGGGCCGCACATCTCGGCCGACACCATCAATCGCGAGCTGGCGAAGATCCTGATTCCGCTGCTGCGCGAGGCCCGGCTGTGGGACCCGCTGAAAGCCACGTACCGGCCGCTTCGAACGATGAAGCGGATCACCGGAATTGCTCTGACGGTCGAGCAGGAATCGCGGCTGCTCCAGGTGCTCGCCGCCAACCCACGCTGGCAGACCGAGCATTGGGCGACGCGGCTGGCGCTGCGCAATGGCATGCGCGGAGAAGAAATTAAGGGCCTAAGAATCGGCGATATCCAGCTCGGCGATAAACCGGCGGTCTCAGTCCCGCGCGACATCACTAAAACCGATGCCGGCGAGCGCCGCATCCCGCTCAGTCCCGACGCAGCCTACGCCGTCACGCGCCTGCTCGAGTTGGCGGCGGCGAAGGGCGCCGCGGAGCCGGAACACTTCCTGCTCCCGGGTGATCTTTCGAAGCACACCAAGCGCGAGGATCCGCGGCGCGGGAAGAAAGGCTTCGACGCGGCCTCGCATCAGGAATCGTTTGCCACGGCATGGCGCAAGGCCTGCACGGCGGCGGGCGTGCCCGGACTGCGCTTCCACGATCTGCGGCACACGTTCATCACGCGCTGCGCCGAAAACGGCGTGCCGATCGAGAAGGTGATGGCCATCGTCGGGCACATGTCGCCCGAAATGACGCGCTACTACACCCACCTGTGCGACTCGACGCTGCGCGACGTGGTGGACCTGGTCGAAGCCAGCGCTAAACTGCCGGCGCGCGTGATCGAGAGAATGCCGGTCGCAAGCGCTGATCTGGCGCAGATGCCAGCGAAAGGGAGGGTGATGTGATTCTGATCGAACTATTGTTTGGATGTCTGCACATGAATACAAGCCGACCGTTCACGCTAAGGAACGACCGCGGGCGTAAAGAGACGTACCAACGCTGCCTGGACTGCGGCGCGAAGCTGCCCTACACCGGGCCGCTCGCCTACCCAAACGCCAAGGCAGCCTGAGAGGACGACATGAACGAACCTGTTGAAATAACCCAGCATGGCGATGAATCGCCAAAGTACTTGAGCGATGAAGTTCCACGGCAGCCGCGCCCACTGATGACGAAGCTGGCACGCATTCAAGGCAAGCTCGACTCGGTCGAGAAACGCGGCCAGCACGACTATTTCAATTATCCGTACCTAAAGATCGGCGACGTGTACGACGCGCTGCGTCCGCTGATGGGCGAAGAGGGCGTCAGCATCGTTCCGCATCTGCGCGCGTGGCGGCACGAGCCCGCGAAAACATCGGGCGGCAAGGAAACGACCCGGCACACGATCGAGGTCGATTGGGCGATCTGCGACGGCGAGAGCGGCGACACCGAAGTGGTCGCCATGCCGGGCGAAGCGCTCGACAGCGAGGATAAGGGCCTGCAAAAAGCGCTGTCAGCCTCGCACAAGGCGTTGCTGATTTCGGTGTTCCAGGTCTCAGGCGAAGATCCGGAAGCCGGTTCCGGACAGCAGCAGGGCACGCGCCCCGCGCGGCAGCCATCGCAACCCGACAAGCAGGAATCGTCGCGGATCGTCACCAAGATCGTGAAGGGTCTGACGGCGGCGGATGGCAAAAGCACGATTGTTGGCATTGATGGCGGTACCGAGTTCATCGCATTCCACGGCGGGCGCGGCGACACCATCACCGCCGAGCAACTGCGCCAAGCGAAGGTCTCGGGCGCTGACTGCATCATTGAGGTGGTCCAGACCGGGCGCGCCCGGGCCAAGATCATCAGCCTCAAGATCGGCGAGGCGCCGCAGAAAGGCGCATCTCCATTTCCGCCTGAAGCCCGCAGCGCAACACCACACGCTGAGAAACCGAGCAAGCTGGAACAGGACCTCGGAATCACCGGCGAAGAGCTGGGATTCCCGACGAGCGAGGGCGCGCGATGAGCGGCACGATGATGACGAAACGTGATTGGCTTGAATTAGCCGCAAAACGGCACCAGCATGATGCGGCCTCGCCGTTTTGGCGAGAGCACTGGAAATACACCTTGTTCGCGCGCGGCCAGGTGCAATTCACGGGTTCGTACGACGCCTGCATTATCGCCGCCGAGGCTTTTCGAACCGAACCATACACAATCAGCGACATAACAGGACGTGCGGCGATCACGAATCGGTGAATCAATGACCTCCACGGCCCCAAACACGATGCCGGCCAACGCTGATGCTGAGCGCTCGATTCTTGGCGCGGCGCTGATCGATAACTTCGCCGTGGTGCAGGCGCAGGCGGGCGGACTGCGCGCCGACGAATTCTCGCTCGACGCGCACCGCCGCATTTACGCCCGCATGCTGGAGATGCACGACGCCGGGACCGCGATCGACATCATCACGCTGACCGAGCACCTGCAATCGCGGCGCGAAATCGAGGCAGTGGGCGGCGTGGCGTACGTCTCGTCACTGACCGAAGGCCTGCCGCATCGCCCGAACATCGAGCATTACGTCCGCATCGTGCGTGACAAGGCGGTGCTGCGCGGCCTGATCCACACGTCGCATGCCACCATCGAGCGCGCGACATCGCAGACCGAACCCGCTGACGACGTGGTCGCCGCCGCTGAAGCGGAAATCTTCCGCCTGGCTGACGGCCGCGCTGAAGGCGGGCCCATGGACGTGCGCCAGATTGTGGAGTCGTCCTTTGGCTCAATCGATGCCCTATTTCAGCGCAGCGGGACCATCACCGGGTTGCCGACGCATTACGCCGACTTCGACGCGATCACCAGCGGACTGCAGCCGGCAGACCTGATCATCGTGGCGGCGCGGCCCTCGATGGGAAAAACGGCGTTCGCCATGAACATCGCCGAAAACATCGCGGTGATCGATCGCAAGATCACGCTGGTGTTCTCGCTGGAAATGTCGCGCGAGTCGCTGCTGCTGCGCATGATGTGCTCCCGCGCCGAAGTCAATTCACATCTGCTGCGCACCGGCAGTCTGGGGCGAGCTGACCGCGAAAAGCTGACCCAAGCGCTCGAGGACCTGCTCGACGCTCCGCTTTACGTCGACGACACGCCCGCGCTGAGCGTCAGCGACCTGCGCGCGCGATGCCGCCGATTGCAGCATCAGGCTAGCGGGCTGGACCTGGTCATCGTCGATTATCTCGGCCTGATGGACGGCGGCGCATCGGCCCGGGAAAACCGCACGCAGGAAGTCTCGGCCATCTCGCGCGGCCTGAAGCAACTGGCAAAAGAGCTGCACGTTCCGGTGGTGGCCCTGTCGCAGCTCAACCGGTCTCCCGAAACCCGTGGCAACGATCATGAACCCAAGCTCAGCGATCTGCGCGATTCCGGTTCGATCGAGCAGGACGCGGATGTTGTCTGTTTTTTGTATCGTCCCGAATACTACGACCGTGATGACCCGGAGTTGCAGGGCAAGGCGAAATTGAACATCGCCAAGCAACGCAACGGGCCCACGGAGACGCTTCAACTGGCATTCCTCAAACAATGCACGAAATTCAAAACATTGGCGCGCGACCAATGGCTGCGGCGCTAGGAGACGACCATGGAACTTACTGTTGCGACAAGCGATCTGCTGAAAGAACTTGAGGCGGCGATCACCGCCGTCGAGCGCAAATCGGCTATACCCATCCTCTCAAACGTGCTGCTCAAGGCCGACATGGAAAAGCTGCACCTGGCGGCCACGGACCTCGACAGCAGCCTGCGCACGAGCTGCCCGGCGAAGGTGAAGAAGCCCGGCGCCGTGACCGCGCCCGCACGCAAGCTCTACGACTACGTGAAGCTGCTGCCTGATGGCGATGTGAGTCTGAAAACCGGCGAGAACAACTGGCTGCACATCCGGACAAAGGCCTCGACGACTCGCATGGTCGGCATGGCGCCTAATAACTTTCCTTCCCTGCCTGACTTCCCCGGCGGCAATCTGGCAATGATCGAGGCGGATAAGTTCCGCAGCCTGATTGCGAAAACGCTCTTTTGTGTGGCGGCGCAAGAGTCGCGCTACACCTTGAACGGCGCGCTGGTGATCATCACGCAGAAGTCGGTGCAGATGATCGCCACTGACGGCCACCGGCTGGCACAGGCTGAGATCAAGGCCAGCACCGGCGTCAGCAAAGACAGGCGCTTCATCCTGCCACGCCGCACAATGACGGAACTGGCAACGCTGCTGCGCTCGGCTGAGGATGAGATTGAGATCGCCGAGGATGAATCGAGCTTATTTTTCCGCATGGACGGGCGGCTGCTGACCTCGCGCAAGCTGACCGGGCAGTTCCCAAATTATGACCAGGTGATTCCGCGGGATGGCGACAAGATCGTCACGATCGGCGTGACCGAACTCCAGGCGGCGCTGATGCGCGTGGCTGAGTTCGCCGACGAGCGCTCGAACTCGATCCGGCTGGCGCTGAACCCTGACAGCCTGGCACTGAAGGCCGCGACGGCTGATTGTGGTGAGTCGGAAGATGAACTCCAGATCGCCTACAAGGGCGATTCGCTGGTGATCGGCTTCAACTCGAAATACCTGCTCGACTTCCTGAAAACCGTGCCAGAAGGCGAGGTCAAACTGCAATTCAAGAGCAAAGACGCGGCGGGCCTGTTCATGCCGGCAGAGGTCGAGGACGGCTCGTACAAATACGTGATCATGCCCATGCGGGTGTGACGGGCAGAACCTTGGGCGTTGTGAAACACGGAAGGGAGACGACATGCCCATAAAGAACTACACGACGAGTGTTGCCGAGGATAAAACAGTCGGCGAGATCATGGGGTTACTCGCTGCTAAGGGCGCTCGCCAAATCTACATCAGTTACGACACGAGCGGGCGCCCGGAAGGAATCAGCTTCCTTGTTGCGATCAAATCCGCCAGCGGCGAGGATCCGGGCGTCCCTGTCCCATTTAAGCTGCCGTGCAATTTCGACGGCGTCTTTCGCGCGCTCAAGAGCAGCTACAGAGATCGTCATGCTCAAGCGAGGTTCGAACGCAGCCCTGAAAGCCGCGCGCAATCGCGCCGGGTCGCCTGGCGGATCATCAAGGACTGGATTGATGCGCAGATGGCGCTGATTGAGGCTGAGCAGGCGAGCCTGGCACAGGTATTCCTGCCCTATGCCGTTGTCCATGGGCAGGGCACAGAGGGCCGAGAAATCACGGTATTCGACAAGTTCTTGGAGCAGGTGTCGCATCAACGGGCACTCCCGGCGGGAACGCCAGCACAGGAGGCGCAATAATGGCTGACACAAAGATTGAGTGGGCAACGAAGGTATGGAACCCGGTTACCGGCTGCACGAAGGTGTCGCAGGGCTGCAAAAACTGCTACGCCGAGCGGATCTTCAGCCGCAGCCTGCCTGCGATGCATGGTCAGAAGTTCAATGAGATTCGCTGCCACGAGGATCGGCTCGATGCGCCCAGTCACTTGCGAAAGCCTCAGCGCATATTCGTCAATAGCATGAGTGATCTGTTTCACGAGGATGTGCCTTTCCGGTTCATCGGCCTGGTCTTTGCTGCAATGGCGTGCGCGCGTCGGCATACGTTTCTGATCCTGACGAAGCGGCCAGCGCGAATGCTTGAGTTCTTCAGCAGCTGCGGAAATTGGCAAGGCTTTATGACCCACAACGCCGCGCCGCCTGGAGCTTACGGCGGTGACGGGATCATCGTCGGCAGAGATACCTGGCCACTGCCTAATGTCTGGGTTGGCGTCTCGGTCGAGGATCAAAAGGCAGCGGACGACCGCATCCCCTTGCTGCTGAGGACGCCGGCGGCGGTGCGGTTCGTGAGTGTCGAGCCCATGCTCGGATCGGTGGACATGCATCGCTATTTACCCGAAATCGAAGACACGCCCGCAGCCGATGCATGGGAGGGCATCCATTTCTGTCGAAACTGCTGCGCCACATTCGATGCGGATAGTCACACATGCCCGCGCGGCCTGAATTGGGTGATCTGCGGCGGCGAATCCGGACCGGGCGCGCGGCCCATGCACCCGGATTGGGCGCGATCACTGCGCGATCAGTGCCAGGAGGCGGGTGTGCCGTTCTTCTTCAAACAGCACGGTGAATTTCGCGAGATAGAAGGGATCGACGAAGCGTTCGGGGCGCCATGGGTGAAGGTTGGCAATGTGGGCATGGTGCGCACCGGTAAGAAGCGCGCGGGCCGCCTGCTCGATGGCCGCGAATGGAACGATTACCCCAACCTTGACCATATTCGCTCCAGTGACACTACTGTGAGGCTGTGAGCGCTTTCACGGTCAGGGTCGATGCCTCAGCCACAATTGCAGCGCTGGATGACCTCCAGCGCTCGCAGTTGCCCTACGCTGAGGCGTTAGCGTTAACACGTACCGCTCAAGAAGCCGTTCCTGAAATCCAGCGCCGTCTGCATTCGACGTTCATCCTGCGCAACACATGGACAGAGCGCGGCGTGCGTTACGAACCCGCCCAAAAGAAACAGAACAACCCGACTGCATGGGTCACGTTCGTGCGTCAGTACATGTACTTACAAGAAGTGGGTGGAGAGAAGCGCTCCAGGCGTGGTGGGTATATCGCTGTACCTGTAGCCAAAGAACTACGAGGCAGGACGATCATTAGGGCAAACATGCGTCCTAAATGGCTGTTAGGCATGGATGCAAAGGCAATGGCACCTGCCAAGTCTGCTCGCTATGCAAAGGCGCTCAGAGAACGACAGGCAACGTATGCCATGGCGTTTGTCCGCGTTCGTGGCGGGAAGCGTGCCATCTTCCTGCGAGTGAACGATGCAGGCCAGCCTGACGCTGATGGCAGGCACTTGAAGCTGATGTATGTGCTCGTGCCAATGGAACAGATTCACAAGCGCCTGAGGATGTACGAGACAGTGCGCGACGTCGCCGGGCGATCGTTTAAGCAGCACTTTGAGTACGCACTACGGCAAGCCATGGCAACGATGAGGCGCTGAGTATGAGCACGCACCATGCCAAACCCTGTGAAAAAGGTACTGTCCAAGCCAAAAATCTGCGGGTCTCGCGCGAGCGCGGCATTTGTCCAGATGCGAATGTTTTTAAAATTGATTTCCGTTTCCGTTAGCCGAAGATGAACATAAAGAAGCTGACCGCCGCCGAAGCTGCCGCCCTGCTGGGCATATCGGCCCGTCAGCTTAACAATCTGGTCAACGCGCAAGTTCTGCCGCGCCACGGGCATCATAAAACCGCGCGCTACGTCTGGGATGAGATTCGGGAAGCCTACATAAGCTACAAGATCGACCAGGCGCTGCCGAAACACGTCTCGCAGGACGCCACTAGCCTCGCTGAAGCCGATTTAAGGCTGAAAAACGCCACCGCCGAGCTGACCGAGCTCAAGTCCGCCAAGATGCGCGGCGAAATGGTCGACATCGCCTATGTCGAGCGCACGCAGGCGAAGATCAACGCGAACGTGCGCGCCCGCATCCTGCAACGCGCTGCGAAACTCACGCCGCGGCTGATTGGCGTCACTCAGCGCAGCAAGATCAAGGCCATCGTCGACGCCGACACGCGCGAGACGCTCAACGAACTGGTGAAGATCGCCGCGCAGATCCCGGACGACGAGCCCTCCGACGAGCCCACGCCGGCGGCGAAATCCAAGGCCAAGGCTGCCCATGCCGACTGATCACACGTCCGACTCCCGCGCCGCCTGCCGTGACGCTTTCCGTCGCGCCGCACAGGTATTCGCGCCGCCGCCCGACATGATGGTCAGCGAGTGGGCCGACTCCTATCGCCAGCTTTCGAGCGAGGCCTCGCCCGCGCCCGGCCAGTGGGTCACAGACACCGCGCCCTACCAGCGCGAGCCCATGGACGCCGTCTGCGATCCGCTCGTGCAGGACGTCGTCATGGTTTGGCCGTCGCAGTCGGGCAAGTCGGAAATGCTACTCAACATCATCGGCTACTTCATTGACCTGGACCCGTCGCCGATCCTGTTGATGCAGCCCTCGCTCGAGGCCGCGCAGGACTTCAGTAAAGATCGCATCGCCACGATGGTGCGCGACACGCCGCGGCTGCGCGGCAAGGTCCGCGACGCCAAAACGCGCGCATCGGGCAACACCATCCTGCACAAGACGTTCCCGGGCGGACACATCACGCTCGTCGGCGCGAACTCGCCCACCGGCCTCGCCATGCGCCCGATCCGCGTCCTGCTCTGTGACGAAATCGCCCGCTACCAGGCATCCGCCGGCACTGAAGGCGACCCGGTCGCGCTCGCGAAAAAGCGCACCGCCAATTTCTGGAACCGCAAGCGCGTTTACACGTCGAGCCCTCACCTCAAGGGCGACGCCCTCGACAAGTTGTGGGAAGCCAGCGACAAGCGGCTCTTTCATGTTCCCTGCCCGCAATGCGGCGAACTTCAGGTCCTGCACTTCGATAATCTCAAGTTCGACAAACAGCATCCGACGCCCGAAACGACGTATTACGTCTGCTCGGCAAACGGCTGCGAGATCCGCGAAGGTGATCGCCCCGAGATGATGCGGCTCGGCCGCTGGATCGCGCAGAATCCCGAGTCACCCACGCGCGGCTACTGGATCAACCGTCTCTATGCGCCCTGGACCACTTGGGACGAACTCGCGCAGGAGTTCATCGACGCCAAGCACAAGGGCGTCGAGGCTCTGAAGGTGTTCGTCAATACATCGCTCGCTGAGCCGTGGGAACTCGAGGGTGAGTCTGTCCGCGATGACGAACTGCTCAAGCGCAAGGAAGTCTACGACCCGCCTGGCTGCGTCCCGGAACCGGCGTTGCTGATCACCGCCGGCGTCGACGTGCAGCGCGATCGCTTAGAGGCCGAAAAGGTAGCTTGGGCCCCGAATGGAGAGTCATGGTCAATCGAGAAGCGGATATTCCTCGGAGAAGTCGATCCCAAAAAGCGGGCCGAATTAGTGCGGCGAAACATGCCCGCGCCCGATCCCTGGCACGAGCTCGACTTGTGGCTCTCCGAACGCCGCCGCCATGCATCCGGCCCCGAGATGACCGTCGCCTGCACATTCATTGACTCCGGCGATGGAGTGACCACGGCGCAGGTCTACGACTTCTGTGCACGACGCTGGCAGCGCCGCATCTACGCCTGCAAGGGCATCAACGGACAGGGCAAGCCCATCATCCCCGCCCGGCCCGCCACGCTGCGCAATGGCGCGCGTCTGTGGCTCGTGGGCGTCGATACGATCAAGGAACAGTTCTATAACAACCTGCGTCTGGAAGAGTTCGGTCCCGGCTACTGCCACTTCCCTGACCAGCTTGAGTACGATGCCGAGCACTTCAAGCAATTGACGGCGGAGAAGGTCGTTGACCAGCGCCCGCGCGGCGCCAGTGAGTACGCGCCCGGGCGTCGCGTCTGGGTAAAAACCCGGGCCCGCAACGAAGCACTCGATATGCGCGTGTACGCGATCGCGGCGCGCGAGTCACTCAAGGTCGATTGGAAGGCCTTGCGGCATCACCTCGAAAAGCAGGTCCAACGCCTGGCTGCAAAGCAGAATGAACCGCCTGCGCCCGCGCCCGCCGTGGAACAGCCCGTCGCGCAGCCTCAGCCCGCGCCCGTGCGCCGCCGCCCGACCACGCGCCCCGCCCGCAGTTGGGTCACGAGCTGGTGAGGCGTTGACCGTTTGTGCGTGTCGACTCTAAGACTGAGTGGTCGGAGGCGGCATGACGAAGCGGCATTTTCTGGGATTGGCAGCCTGTTTCGCGTCTTTGGGCGCGTTCGCCCTTTTGCTGAACATCGTGAAGTTCTACCCCCTTTGGTCGGGGATAACGGTGTTATGCGCCGGCATGTTCCTGCATGGTTGCGTGATCACAAAGATGACTAAGTGGGTAAACCAATGAGCCATATCCCCGACCACACTGTCACGGTCTCGACCTCGATCACGCTTCACGCGGTCCGCAACGCAGCCAACAAGCTTGCTGAGGAATTGCCCATCGAGCGGTTGTGCTACTTCGACGCCAACGAACTGCGCCGCGCCGCCGAGACCATCGAGCGCCGCCTGCGCCAGGCCGCCGCCGATCCGACTGACATTTGATGTCCAAGCTTGACGCTTTCCCCGCCCTGACCGCTTTATGAAGCCATGACGCGCTATATCGCTGTGCTCTCACTCTTCCTGCTGTGCGTAGTGGCGGCATTCGGCCAGTCCACCGTGATTTTCCCCGCACAGCCTGTGGCCCTTGGCACCGCTCCCACGCCCACGGTCACGCCAACCTGCACATCAACCTGCGAGACGTCGTGGGGCTATAAAATCGTGGGCCTTAGTGCGTTTGGTTCAACAGCGGCTGGAACCGAAGGCACCACAGCGGCCGGTGTCGACACGCTTTCCGCAACCAAATACAACACGGTTACTTGGACGGCGCTCACTGGAGAAACCAACGGTTATG